CTGGGCTTACAGCTGAGGATTTGGGTCGTTGGAAGAAGGAGAGCTTGGACGATGTCCGCTTGGTTTCGGGAGAAGAAGCCATTGCGTTTGAAGGTGATGCAAGTCGATGGGACTGCCACGTTCACCGTGGCATGCTAGAGGCGCAGACCGAGATCTACCGTGAGTTATTTCCTGGAGAGGATCATTTCTTGCGGGCGATGGAGGAAAGGCACGGCGCAGCTCGCAAAGGGTGCACCAAACTCGGGGCCCGTTACCGGGTCACGGGAACGGTGTTCTCCGGCGACGGTGATACTACCAGCGCCAACACCTTTGGACATTATATGCTCTTCATACGAGTGCTAACCCTCATGCTAGTTGACAAGTTCGGCACACGCGATTGTTACTCGCTTGAGCAAGCCTTGGCTCTGCCTTTCCGTGCAATAGTTATGGGCGACGACATGCTAGTCATAACGTCACCTACACTACTTCCTACGGTTAGGCAGTTGGTGGAACAAGTGACCACCTTTGCGGGCCACGAATACAAGTTCAAATATGGACACCACATGCTGGGGGAATTCTGTTCTGGCAGGTTTTACCCAGTGGTCGACGGAAGTGGATACGTGTTTGGGCCTAAGCCAGGGCGGGTGCTGGCCAAGACCTTTTGGTCGAGGACAGCCTACAGGCGAGCGAAGCAACTCGGGTGGGTGCGAGGCGTGGCAATGTCTTTGGATAAAGCATGCGCCTTTGTGCCCGTGTTGCGGGTGCTAATCCCGCGGATATTGAGCCTAACGGAGGGGGCTCATGTCATCGAGGATAAGCAAACCCGGAGACACTTTGAGACGCAGGAAACACACCGCGCGGATAACAGAGTATGGCTGATGATGTACCATGTCTATGGTTTGTCACAGCAGGAGATTGAGGAGTGCGAGGACTATCTTATACAAGTGGTCAAGACATTACCCATCTCTGTAGAGCATCCTGTTCTCACGCGTATGGTGGAGGTAGACACCTAGGACCACTTTGCGTGGTCGGTGGT